CTCGGTCACTTGAACAGATTAGTGAGTGAAGCAACGAACCCATGATCAGTAGAATTGTATATCCTGTTGTACCTCATCAAACCACTTAAGTGGTCAGGATTGTCCTCCATACTGCAATTCGTTGAACGGATATCACAATCCCATCTCTCGGAAGATCGGAATGTAGAACATCCTTGAGGATGGTATGCCTCTTCGATAATGAACCAAGCGTTAGAATATTCACTAGCATATGAATCAAATAACAACTTAACTTCACGATTCCGTAACTCAGGATCCGACGAGTATCTGCGAAAACGTTCGGGATACTTCATCTTAGCAAGAATTTCTTCCTCGTCCAACCAAGGAACACCATTCCTCCAGTTCCTACCTAAGAAATGTAAATCCTCACTGTATATTGTGACAGCTGACTTTTCAGCACCATGAACTTTCATACTAAACGTATGGAAAACCCAATCACTAATCCCATCTAAATCAACTTTCACATTGCTAAATACAAGAAGATCATCCCCTAGGATACATACCCTATCCTTATTGATGTTCATGTTAAATCTGAATGATATAGCGCCTGCTAAAATACAGTTAACAATTGAATCAATTAATTGGGTAAAGTATGAACCAGATGGAACACCATGTCTCTTACCTAAGTATAGGTTTTGATCTGGCATCACTATTGGAGTACACACAAAGTATGACTCCAAAATGTCAAACAGTTCTCCAACTGTTGAACTGGTTTGTGGTACAATTTGTTCAAGATCATACCACGATTTGAGAATCTTAAACGCCTGATGGATAAGGTTTCCAGGAACCGAACTATCAAATTTGCTCATATCAAGGGAATATGCCCATAGGTTATTCCTAGAACCATTCCTTAATTTAGCTCCAATTTCTAGAACTGACATCTGAAATGTCATAGGGGTCCTGAAACGACCAAAATTCTCAATCAACGGACGTGCAACTAAGCCTTCTAAAACTGTCATCTCATAGGGATAACCCCAAATAAGACGAGTCTTATTATTGGCTTGAGTCCTATAATAAGCTAGACAAGGTCTAGGCGACGTCTCGTCGCGAAGGATGGCTTTCGCCCGTTCTAAGGCCAAGAGTTCTGCCTCTGACTTATGTTTACCATAAGCAGTCAGACCAGCTGAAGCTGTAGGTTTCAGCGTAATCTGGCGTACTGTCCGTGCATCAAGAGGAAGAGCGTCCAATTCCTTAACATGCAATGGCCTTCCGAAGCAGGTACGTGCGAACGATATGCCAATATTTATCTCCTTTCCCTCTGGTCGTTTGGCATATATTGGTGCATACCTGTCAAGTGCTTCGTACAGTTGTCCAACTTCATAAACTGATCTGGGTGCAGATCGTACGTTGAACCCTGTCATGGCAAGCACCTGTCCCACATTTGAATCCTCTAATTCATGACCGTCATCATGATTCATCCTGCCAGAATACTCATTGAGGAATTTTCTTCTATATGGCTGGACTAAACGTGGGTTCCATGACGTACATTTAGTAGACAATGTACTCACCCTTTCTCGTATGGTACGTCATCACCGCAGAACTAATTTTAACCTCGTTGTCTGTCCCAAGGGATTAGGATGGCTTATCTGCCAGAGGTCCAGTGTCGGCTGGACACCGCGGAATTATCGTATCCCGACACGTGTCTTTACGAGACAAACGCCTTTTCTGTACTAAGGTGTACGATTTAAGGCAATTCTACCGTTGACTACACAACTTATGCACCCCTCCACCAAGGATGGATGATTCACCGCACTCCAACGGCTTTCGACCACCTAGGTCTTTGGCATCCACATGCCATAAAATAAAGAAATGGAGTGTGTCAAAGACTTAGCAATATGATAGGAAGCAGAAATTCAGTGACCTAATGTTTGATTTGACTAACACCATCTC